TCCTTCAGCTCCTTCACGCCCTCCTGAAACTCATCCTTGCGGATGTAGTTTGACGGGAGAGCGATCTCGATTGAGTGCAAGTCCTTACGCAATTCCTTCACCGCTCCCCACAATTCGCGAGCGAGCCACCCCATACCGGCGATGATGATCCCTGCGGAGATGTTGATGAGGGTTTGCGTGTCCATTAGACTTCCTCGTCAGCGGGTAGTGGTGTGTTGCCCTTGGCTAACCATGCCAGATAGGCTTGGTAGTCGGTGTTGTCTGGGTCAAAGGGAATTATCGCATTGTCTAAAATGCGTTTAACCGTGTTTGGGTTTTCAATTAATTTATACATATCATTCCTCACAATTCTATTGAAGCTGTCCAATGACCACGCAAAACATCACCAACAGTGACACTGTTTGAATTAGACCAAGTAAATTGTCTGGTTCCAGAGTTTATAGCAGCCATAAGTCTATTTGTTGCCGCAGTCATTGATCTCCAACTTCCACTTACGCCAAGATTTGTGTAAAAAGTTATTGTTGGGGTTGCTCTTTTTTCAACCGCAAATTGAATTGTGTCCTGCATATCTGCTTGTGGTGATCTAGTAGAAACAGTTCCTGTGTCGGTTGAAGTACCAACCGCAGTATCTTGGCTGTATGAATGCTCATAATACCTCTGACACTGCGCTAACTGAGCATTGTACAACTGCCGCTCAAATGGTGTGGCGACTGTGCCAACCTCAAGCTGTACGCCTGTGACGTAGAAGGTAGCTCCGTTAGTGCCGACTACTGAGGTTGCACCTGTGGCTGAACGATAATCTGCCGCTGCCCATGCACCAGCAGTGCCAGTGTAAGTTGATCCAGAACCAAGACTGAACCAAACACGAAGCCCTGTTCCGTTATTGGTGAGCCATGTTCCGGTCGTGTCGCCAGCTACGGTTATTGTTTTATATTCAAATGTGTTTGCAGTGTTGATTGTAAAAGTAAATGGGTAAGAACGATTAACCGCGCTATTAGCTAACGCTCCACCAAATGTTCCTGTTAATGAACTACGAACCCAAAATGATAAGGTTACAGTTAAAGCTCCTGAAGCACCCCACCCCAAATCTGCAACATTAAAACCTTCAATCTGTTGAGAGAGAGAAAAGTTATCTGCCGCAAGAACTGAATATGCAGATAGCGAAGTGGCAAGAAGTGAGTTTGTGAACCCAGCAGGAGAAGTTGTTGACTGTTGAATTGAGTATTTGCTGCTTTGGCTAAGAAATTGTTGCCAACGGTCACATGAGTAATATGCGGAGCCTCCTCCTGCAGGTGTAACACTCGCCCCAGCACTACGCTGATCTACCCGCATATCCCCGTTGATGATGCGGTTGCGTAGAAAGCTGCTGGACATGACGGCTGTGTTAGTAATGATTACATTGCCAGACGAGTTGATCCGCATAGCCTCCGCACCGCCCTCAGTGAAGGCAATCGTATCTGCGGCAGGGAAGAAGATACCAGTGTTGGTATCACCTGTAGTAGTAATCGCTGGCAATGCCGCAGTGCCTGCTGTTGTCTCTATTTGTCCGCTACTATTAATCCGCATAGCCTCCGCACCGCCCTCGGTAAAGGCAATGGTATCAGCGGCAGGGAAGAAGATGCCCGTGTTGGTGTCGCCCGTTGTAGTAATCGCCGGGAGTGACACGGTTCCAGCTTGGACAGTCGTGACGCCTGTCGCTGATAGCGTCGTGAACGCTCCAGCCGCAGCCGTGGTCCCGCCAATCGCGACGTTATTGATGGTCCCGCCACCGTTCAGTGAACCCGTGAGAGATAGCGTCCCCGCGACTGCCAGCGTCTTGCCCGAGCCGACGTTCAGCCCGACCGAGGTGCCTGTCCCTGCGGCAGCGAACAGCGCGTCTACCGTGTCCCAGTCTGCGTTGGTCTTCGTCCCCCACGTATCCCGTGACGCGCCGACTTCCGGCTTCGTCAGGTTGAGGTTTGCGGTATAGCTATCGGCCATCGTTGTCTCCTACTGCCATGTCTGTGGCGATACGCTCGCCGGTGTCCAAGTATCGCTCGCCACGTCCAGAACCGCCCACGAACCGCCAGAGTTGCCCACCGGCGTCCACATCTCGTCCGACACCGTCTCGGCTGCCCACGTCTCTGCGGGTACCGCGTCTGGCTCCCACAGGTAGCGACCGTTGGCCGTCATGCCCGACACGACAATCGACGACGCGATGCCGAATAGTACTCGCACTGGGACGGCCTCTGCCGCGCTCTGTGCTTCGATATTACATACACCAGAATAAGTCGCAGTGCCACCCGCACTCGCGGAGCTGGTGGCTGCGGCTGTGAGATCGACGAACTTGATCCGAACGACCGCAGCCGTAGCCGCAGACGTCGCCGATCCGGTGGCCGCAGCGATCTGCACGACATACGGATCAGCCGTGCCGCCGCTCTGTGCCGCGCCCGTAGCGGAGGCTGGCTGCACGCGGATTGATGTCGCCGCAGCACTACTCTGAGCCGCTGCCGTGATCGACGCAGTGCGCACGCGCTGTGCGGCAGACGACGCACCAGAAGTTGCCGCGATAGTCGCAGCCGCAGCCTTGATCGTGACTGCCACTGCTGACGCGCCGGTCGTGGCGCTTGCGGACATCGCGGCAGCTTCAATGCGCACCACGGTCGCTTCAGCGTTACTCTGAACCGCTGCGGTAGCCGCCGCCACCGATCTCTGTATGGCCGCGGCTGATGCGCTGCTGGTCGCGGCTATCGTAGCTTCGGCGTCTACGATCAGAGCCTGACCGTATACGCCTAAGCCGTAGTCGAATGAGCCGTAGTCGCGACCGTTCGCCATATTAGTCGAGCGTTACGATGAGGGTGCCGGTGTTGAAGCGCAGGACGTCGCCCGTGTCGATTGTCTTTGACGTCGTCAGGTCGGCGTATGCGAGGAGGTTGCCGCTGCTCAAAGCGTCAAACACGCCTGCCGCGACAATCGTACCCCACGAACCGCCAGCGGTCGGGAACTCGATTGCGGCACTGTTTGCCGCCTGCGATGGCGCTGTGCCTGACACGGTGAACGATGCGCTCTGGCGGACGTATGACGTCCCCGAGCACTCAGTTCCACCACCTGCCTCGCCGGGGGCTACCGTGTAGAGAGCGACATACCACGCCGTCGGGCGAGTGGCCGTCGATGCCGTGAATAGAAAATCGAGGACCAAGTCCTCAGAGAAATTGGTAAAGCCGGGCATGGTAGCTCCTTATCCGTAAGTGATGCGTGTACGGGCAACGAGAGGCCCACCGGAGTGCGTTGACGTCTTGCTCTCATCATTGAGAGCCTCGAAGCGCGTCGAGTACATAGACGCGAATGTCGGGATGCGCTGGTCGTCCATCAGGAACGGTGATGCGTGTACGAGTGCGCCGTACAGGTACAGGTCGGGCGCTTTCGTGAGAAGCCAATTCGTCGTCGCAGATGTCGTGAGAGCGGGAACTTTGCCGTAGTAGATCATCTCGATCTCGACGTCGTCGCCGGGTGCCGGTACGAGTTCGATTGCTCCGTTCATCAGAGAGTAGAACGTCGACGCGGTGTAGTTCTGCTGCTTATTGATGCGGTCGGCCTCGTCGAGCGTCACGAAGCGGATCGGCTGCTGGCCATCGACGATGTGGAGGTTGATGGCCTCGAGCCAGTCAGCCGGTAGCTGTACATACTCAGCCGAGCTGGTGGCGGTCGCACGGACAATCATCTCACGGGTGCGCAGGCGCGTATTAATGTCGGCTTCAACGAATTGGATGAACACGGGTATCTGAGCCGTGAGGTCTTCTCGGTTGAGCCAAGCCGCGATCTGCGACTGGAGAGATGCGTAGTCGGTGATTGTGGTCATCCGTTCATCCAGTGCGTCTTGTATGGGGCGGCTTCTTCAGACTTCAGCCAGCGGCGCATTGCGATATTATCGCGCAGGATACCGCGCTGCATAAGGTCTAAGTGTACGGCCATCGGGATGCGAGCAACTCGCACCATGTCGCCTGATTTCGTAGTGCGGGAGACGTCGTT